TTTTCCTAAACCTATACCTGAAGACAGACGTTATGACTCTTTAACATGGTTAGTAGAACAAGGTTATCCTCAATCAGAAATAGATGCATTAGGAGAGCATTTCTACTGTCGTTACTGGGAAAAACCAGATGATGAAGGTGAAGAATAGTCAAGTTTAATGCACTAAAAACTTCTTGACAAATCTGTTACCAATTTAAGGAAATTAGTAACAATCTTGTCTCAAATATAGTAGATATTTGGGACGAAACTGCATGTAATTTTTGGTAAAATTCATGCAAATTATATACTAAACGTCAGCTTAAACCTGACACATAATCTATAAAAGATGAGTAATGACAAAGACACATATTCCTTGGCTAAAGCTCTACATCATTTAAATATTGCTAAACAATACTTTGAAGATGTGAAGCTTGGTTGCACAGGAGATGTAAAGAATACGTTTAATGGTTATGTAAACAAGTGTGATTGGATACTTAATAATGTATTTGATAAGCTTAGTCCTGATAGACGTAAAATATATAAACTAGAATTATCAGACTCATTAAGTATAGATGCTATTAACGATCAACTTATGATGTTAGATATTGAACAACGGGCAGAAATAGAAGAAATGCTAGAAGCAATTCTAAAAGGTAAAAAAGTAACCATAAAAATAGACTAATGGAAAAAGCTATTGTAAAATTTAATAACGGAAACCTAGCTGTTCTGTGTTCTTATTGTCATAAGATACTTAAGACAGGAACAGACTTAACTAATGATGAATTATTTTTAGTTTTATCAGAGAATGAAAAGGATTTTATCCCAGCACAATATTGTGAAACTTGTAAACCAAAAGAATGATTAAAGAATTACAAAAAAGAGGTAGAAAACAGATACCTGAAAATCAAAAGAAAAAACCTGTTTTAATATATCTTAGTACAGAACAAACTGATATATTAGGAGGAGCTACCAAAACTGCAGAATTATTACAATTATTTGCAGAATTTAAAATTAAAAAAGTTTTAAAAAATAAAAAAAATGGAACAACAGACAACACCCCCAGTTGATCAAAGAAATAAAGCATTTGAAGCTCTTAGAACTTTAATATTGGAATGTCCAATGAGTCATGATTATAAAATTCAATTACTAGATGCATTTAGTGCATATATAAAAACATTACCATAATGTCACATCCACTACACCATGCAATTTCAAGTCAGAAAAAGCATAAAGGACATATAGATGATTATCTTCCCATTCATAATTGGTTTGATGAGACCAAGGCTCACTTCCCAGACATGAGACATAGAGCACTACGTCATCATGCTGAAGGTATATTCTGGTGTGAAGAAAAGTTTGGAACATATATAACAAATTCTGATGGTAAAATGATACCAGTAAGAGCTATAGCAGAACAACATGTTATGGAAGACATAGGGTTTATACCCACTATAGCAAATTATTTAAAAGAAATGAACCAAGCTGGTTGGATGTATAAACCAGGAGAAGGTAGAAAGATGCTAAGAGAAATAGCAGATGAAAAATTAGATTATGTTAAAGTGGTAGAATCTGACCACTTTAAAAACATTTAAAAACTAAATAACATGGAAAATAAATCAATTGTACAATGGTGCAAAACTCTGCATGAAGGAGGTAATGAATTAACCCTTAAGTGGGATGGTGGTAATGACTCAGGATGGGTGCATTTTGAGCTAGATGGTGAAGGTGTAGATAATGAATACACAAGAGCTCTTGTAAACAGAATGGATGATGTATTAGATTATGGAAGCTGGGCTGGTGAATTTTATGCTAATGGTTCAGCTATATATGATCCAGAATCTAACAGTTTTACTGGTGTAGATTATTATGGAGAAGATGAAACTGATTCTGAAGATATAGATATTAATATCACTGTACCAAAGAGTTTTTGGTTTGATACATTACATGTAGAGGTGGAATGTAACTATGATGAAGGCTCTCAAACGTCTGTAAGATTTCTTATAAAAAATGGCTTTTTAACTGAGGAACATACAGCATTTTCTCGTAACTTAGAGGAAGAATTAAAGAAAGATTTTGATGATGTATTTAACAATTATCAGTCTGGTGGTAATGACAAAGAATTTAGAAGTTGTACAGAAAGTTGGATATTAGAAAGAGTTGATGCTGTAGAATCTGGTGATAATCTAATCTTTTACATAAAGCAAGTAGAGTTTAGTGTAATGGATAACATAGAAAAGAACATAGTGTTAGAACTAGATGAAGAAACAGCAGCAGCTATTGATGAACAATTAAATGATGTAGAAGATGAAAATTGATTATGCAAAACAAGAATATATAGTTAATGGTAGAGAAGGGTTTGACTTAAGTACAGCCCTTAAACTTTGGAAGACAAAGTATCAAGATGATTATAGAGATTTTCAGAAGGCAGTTATTACACATGAAAGTCTAAATGACTTTGAAGAGTTTGTATCTAGTATGTGGCCTCTTATAGAACCAGTTAGTATACAGGATGCTTTAATACAAGAAAACACAGAAGACAGACGTGTATATTTTGATGCTATTGGTATAGAGAAGTTGTTTAAATCATTAGACCCAAAGCTTTTAGATAAACAAACTATTAAGAAATCTAGAACAAGATGGGATGATGAGTTTAATGAGTATACACATGAGTTTGAAGATGTGTATGAGTTATATGAAATACCAGCATCTAAAATGTTTACTAAAGACAGATGGGGTAATGAACCTAGAGATCATATCTATGCAGTAAGATGCTGGTGCACCACCACTAATAGAGAATATTGGTTGTATGTACCAAGATGGGCAGCATTAGGAGAAAGCTGGTGGTCATCTAGTGAAGATGAAAGAGCTAAAGCAGATGCTATCAGAGCTATTGCTTGGACAGTGAGAATTTCAATTACAGATCCTGAAAAAATATATAGACAGGGAGATATTATAGTGGTAAAAGAAAGTCCTACTTCTGTAGAAACAAATCCCTACCATTTAACAAAAGAACAATATCTCTCATTAATGACAAGTGAAACTTAACCTATAAAATTATGACTGGTATTTATAAAATAACATCTCCAACTGGAAAAATTTACATTGGACAAAGTGTAGATATGATAGGTAGAAAAAATAATTATAAGAATTTAAGATGTAAAGGTCAAGCTAAACTATATAGCTCTTTTATATCACATGGATGGGATAAACATGTCTTTGAAGTAGTTTATGAATTACCAAAAGATGTAGATCAATCTGTTTTAAATAACTTTGAAATATTTTATTGGTCTCAATTTAAAGAAGTTGGTTGTGAGATGTTAAATTTAAAAGAACCAGGGCATAATGGAAGACATTCTGAGCAAACTAAAATAAAACTTAGTAAAATTCAAAAAGGTAAAACTGCTTCTGAGGAAACTAAAAAGAAAATTAGTTTAGCTAGTACTGGTAGATTACACACTGAAGAAGCAAAATTAAAAATAAAACAATATTTTACTGGAAGACCTAGAACTCCAGAAACTATTGAAAAAATGAGGAAAGCTTTAACAGGTAAAAAGATGTCAGATGAAACCAAAAGAAAAATGAGTGAAGCTCAAAAAAGAAGACAAGAACATTTAAGAAAATTTAATTAAACCTAAAAAATAAATATTATGCCTAGAGGTAGAAAACCAAAACAAACAACAGAAACTGTACCATTTATGGAACAAAAAGATTATGCTAAGTTAGTAAAAGACTTTGATCAAGAAAGAACACTTCAAATAACAGAGTTATATAATGATTTAGCTAAGATGAAAGAAAAAATAAATTATGCTTTAAGACACGTTGGTTTAATGGACGAATGTGATACTATAGCAGAAGCTGCATTTAAAGCAGGTAGAGTGTATGGTCCATTAGATGAAGTTAATGACAAGCTAGAAGCTATGTTAGAGAATTTGTATGAAAATAATGACTTTGATCATTGGGATGATGTAACAACATGCTGTTAATTATGGAAATACTAGCAAAACTTGTAGGAATATCAATAGTGTTACTATTTGGTATTTGTATATATGGAATAATAGATTTTTTTAATCAAATAAATAATATA